TTTACAATAGAGTTTTCAAACAAAGAATGCAACCGACTTCGTGCGGTTCTTGTCTACGGGAAGTAGTGAACAAACTAAACAAACTTTACGCAGTATATAAAGCCGAACAAGATGGAAGTGTTGAAGGTTAAGATATCGGAAATAAAACCGAACCCAAAGAATCCAAGGCTAATTAAAGACGAAAAGTTTAAGAAATTAGTCAAATCAATTAAGGACTTCCCACAAATGTTGGAACTTCGTCCAATAGTAGTGGATGAGAACAACATTATTTTGGGCGGAAATATGCGTTTTAAGGCTCTTAAAGAAGCGGGGTATAGTGAAGTGTCAATAGTTAGGGCAAACGACCTTACGGACGAACAAAAAGACGAATTTATAGTAAAGGATAACGTAGGATTCGGAGAATGGGATTGGGATAGTTTAGCAAACGAATGGGAAGTAGATAAACTAGAAGAATGGGGTTTAGATTTACCCGTTGATTTAAGCGTTCAAGAAGAACTCGAAGCCGAAGAAGATAACTACGAAATACCAAATGAAATAAACACGGATATAGTATTAGGAGACTTATTCGAAATAGGAGAACACCGTTTACTTTGTGGGGATTCAACGGATAGCGATTTAATAAAGAAATTGTTGAACGGAGATAAAGCAGATTTAGTTTTTACAGACCCTCCGTATGGAATTAATGTTGTTCAAGGCGGTAAAGTTGGAGGTAGTAAAATAGTAAAAGCAAAAGATTATTCGAAAATAATAGGAGACGACACAACGGAAACTGCAAAAGAATTTTATCATTCTTGTATTAGTTTAGGTATGGTAAATTTTATTATTTGGGGTGGAAATTATTTTACTGACTTTTTAGACCCTTCGATGTGTTGGATAGTTTGGGATAAAGAAAATACAGGAAATTTTGCGGACGTTGAATTAGCTTGGACATCCTATGATAAAGGTGCTAAATTATATAAATGGCAATGGAATGGAATGATTAGAAAAGGAGATAAAAGTATTGAAGGTAAAACAAGGGTGCATCCAACACAAAAACCCGTAGGTTTGTTTGGAAATATTTTTAATGACTTTGATTTTCAAATTTGCTTTGACGGATTTCTCGGTTCAGGTTCAACAATGGTAGCAGCGCACCAACTTAAACGCAAGTGCTACGGAATTGAATTAGACCCGAAGTATTGCCAAGTTATTATAGACCGAATGAAAAAACTTGACCCGAGTTTAGTTATTAAACGTAATGGAGTTGAATTAAAATAACAGAACAAAAACAGAATGAGCAAAGAAGATTTAATACCATTTAAGAAAGGAGAAAGCGGAAACCCCGCAGGAAGACCGAAAGGAAGTAAGAACCGAAGTACAATCGCGCGCCGATGGTTAGAAGTTAATCAATCATTAAAGAATCCAATTACAGGCGAGAACGAAACAATGAGCCAAGAAGACCTAATGACCTTGGCGCTAATTAAAAAAGCGCGTGAAGGAGACGTAAACGCATACAAAGCGTTAATGGATAGCGGTTATGGCGCACCCGTTCAGCAAATCGAACAAACAAATATCGAAATTCCTTTATTCCCCGATGTTCAAGAGGACAACAGCAACGAATAAGGTACTCGGACTTAAGAACCGCGACAAAGCAAAGACGTCAAGTTATTGGGCGAACTGGTGGAAGGTTTACGGGGAAGGTCAACTCGGAATGTTAGAAGGTGTAGTTTTCAGTAATTGGAAAACAATAGACACGATACCAAAGGAAGCACGGTTATTAGGGATAGGACTTGACTTCGGATATACGAACGACCCGACTGCGATAATTGAAATTTACTCTTACAACGGACAAAGAATAGTTAACGAATTAGTGTACCAAACGGGGTTACTTAATAGCGATATAGCAAAACTGCTACCAAAACACGTACCCGTATATGCGGATTCTTCCGAACCCAAAAGTATAGACGAAATTAAACGTTTTGGGGTAACGATTAAAGGAGTAACGAAGGGTAAGGATTCAATAAACTACGGAATAGATGTTATTCAGCGTAACGATTACTTAGTTACTTCGAACAGCGGTAATTTAATCAAAGAATTACGCGCGTATGTTTGGGATACGGACAAGCAAGGCAACCGACTAAATAAACCAATAGATTTTAATAACCACGCAATAGACGCGTTTAGATACCACGAAATGGAAACGCTCGGGATAGGCTCAAACTACGGAAGCTATGCAATACGATAAAACGAACGATATGCAAGTAATGATTTCTCGTGTTGAGCAATACATACACGAGCGCACTGGCAAACGGGTTAGGATAGTGTTTAATAATATGGCTAGGTTTAGCGCTCATTTTGATATGCTAATTAAAGCGCACGAACACGTTGTGAATTACAAAAACACGAATAAATAATTATAAGTATATGAAGTTAGATATAACTATACCAAGTTCAATTAACGAAATACCTTTAGTGAACTACCAAAAGTTCCTAAAGTTGCAGCAATCGTCCAACGACGAAGAATTTATAGCGCAGAAAATGATTGAAATATTTTGCGGTATTCAGTTAAAGGAAGTTGTTAAAATGAAACTAACAAGCGTTAACGAACTAATTATACACTTCAAAAATATCTTTGCAGAAAAGCCAAAGTTCAAACCGACCTTTAAGATAGGCGAAATAGAATACGGGTTTATTACGGACTTAGAAAATATAAGTTTCGGCGAATACGTGGACTTGGATAACTACTTGGCGAAGTGGGAAGACTTCCACAAGGCTATGGCGGTTATGTACCGACCTATTAAAATACGGAACAAAGATAAATACGAAATAATCGAATACAACGGAGCGGGCGAATACGCGGAACTAATGCAGTACGCGCCAATGGACGTAGCTATATCCGCTTCGGTTTTTTTTTGGACTTTAGGAAGCGAGTTACTAAGCGCTACCCTAAACTATTTAGAGAAGGAACTGAAGACGATGAGCGAGAACGAACAAGCGACTTTAGCGCACGAACTCAATTCGGAAAAAAGTGGGGGTGGTATTCAAGCATCTATGGACTCGCTAAGGGAGACATTACAAAGTACGACGAAGTTACTAAATTCGGATTATATAAGTGTCTTACCTATCTCACGTTCGAAGCAGAAAAAAACGAAATAGAAATGTTAGAAATTAAAAAGAATTACAAATGAACGGATACTATTCTTTACTAAACGAACTTAGAACACACTTTAACGCCGACCCGTTAGTTAACACCGTTTCGCAAGGTTCTATCTTTAACGTTGACTTAGGTAAGCAAACTATTTTTCCACTGGTTCACGTAATGGTAAACCAAGTTACTTTTAACGACAACGTAATGACTGCGAACGTTACTTTAATGGCTATGGATAATGTAAGCCAACGTAAAGAAGAAGCACCAAACTCGTTCGAAACAGCGGATAACGAAATAGACGTTTTGAATACTCAGTTAGCAATATTAAACCGAGCGTTTGAAATGCTTAAACACGGAAATATTTGGGACAACCTATACCAATTAAACGGAGCGCCTACGTGCGAACCTTTTATTGAACGCTTTGAAAATTATTTAGCGGGTTGGGCTATGACATTTGACGTAGATTTTCCTAACGATATGACTATTTGTTAATGGACAAGGAACTACAACTTAAAGCGCTCGAAGAATTTAGGGACTATGTAATATCCAAGGCGAAAAGTAACCTACGCAATAAAAAAAGCACGGGTAATTTAAGTCAAAGTTTGAACGCGGAAGTAAAGGTAATGCCTAACTCAATTCGTTTCTTTTTTGAAATGGCGGAATACGGATTTTATCAAGACAAAGGGGTAAGCGGTACACGGAAAAAATACGACACGGAGTTTAGTTACACTACCAAAGCGCCACCACCCAAAGCGTTCGACAAATGGATAGTAAGAAAAGGAATAGCGCCACGAGACCAAAGCGGAAAATTCTTAACTCGTAAATCTTTGCAGTTTGCCTTGTCAAGGTACATATTTGTAAACGGAATAAAACCGAGTTTATTTTTTACAAAACCTTTTGAAACAGCATTTAAGAATTTACCCGACGAATTAATAGAAGCCTACGGGTTAGAATCCGAAGAACTATTTGACACGATAATGAAAGAAAATTTTAGAAACTATGGCTATTAATAGAATATTTGCAAGAAGTCCGTACATTATAGAAATCAACGAAGTAGGGCAAAGCGGAAGTAAAGTAGAATTATACATTTACCAAAACGGAACAACCCCGCCAACTTCCCCCGACTATACGTTAGAAAAATTAATTCCCGCCAGTAACAATTTACAAACGTTGTATAACATTTCTCCGTACGTAATGGAGCAAATTAAACACGATTCGTTTATAAATAACTACGCTACCGATTCGGGGTTACTGCAAACGAGCCAATACGTTTTAGTGGATGTCAAGCGCTACAAATTAGTTTTAAGTACCTACGTTTTGTTAGATACGATAACATACTATGCTTACGACGGGTTCGGGTATTATTCGCAAGGGTATAACCCTACTCACGGACAAGCAATGCCCGTACACTTAGACGAAAAGGAATACTATTTTTGGAGCGACGCAAACAATAACCCCGCAGTTAACCAACTTGAACGAGCGGGTACATTTACCGCGTGGCTCGAAACAAATTGGACGGTAAAATATACGCAATTACAAACGGGTTTAACGCATTCGTACACGATTACTTCCGATAATATGTACAACCTTTATAGGGTAAGACCCGCGTATTATCTTACAGGAAACAAAGTAGAAATTTTTACACCTACGTCCGTGTTAAGTTGGGAAGCAACTTTTTACCCAATAGAAGAATGTAGGTACGATGTAATTACAATAGATTTTATAAATATGTACGGAGCGTGGCAACGTGAATTTATGTTCAAAGCGTCTTACGAAAGTTTATCAACAAACGCAAGTGAATTTAATTTAATGCAAAAAGGGGATACGATTTTATTTAATTATAATGAACAATTAAACCAACGCCAAACGTTCAACACGAACGGAACAATTAGTTACCGAGTTAACACGGGGTGGGTGGACGAATCGTTTAATTCAAACATACAACAACTACTATTAAGCGAACGAATCTTACTTAATAACGAACCCGTTAAAATGAAAACTAAAGAATTCGAAAAGCAAAAGAACATAAATAATAAGACGATTAATTACGTACTGGAATTCGAACAAAGCAACGACCTAATTAACAACGTGATTTAATGAAAAGACAAGTACGCATATTTGTAGAAGGTAGGGAGTTAGATTTATTCTCAGACGAAACAATCGAAGTAAATTCTACGATTCAAAACATACAAGACATTTCCAAAACGTTTACGGACTTTTCGCAGTCGTTTACAATACCCACAAGCGCGAATAATAACGCGATATGGGAGTACTTTTATGAGAATGCGTTAAATAGTTCTATTAATTATCAAGAACGCTTAGACGGGTACATAGAAATAGATATGAC